CTTGTTCTTGATTATTATGAACAGACAGACACTAACAATGAAATTAAAGTTCTTAACGGTGATGTAAAGCAGGAATACACAGAGATGGGTCATTCTAATACCTTTACAAAAGTAAATACAGTGTATCCAACAATGTTTGGCGAACGCTTAATGCGTATCCCTGCTTGGCCTCTTAATGGTCAGTTTGAACCCGTTGAGCCTGTGCTTATGCCGCTTATCGATCGTGAAGTGTCTCTTTACAATAAGGTATCTCGCCGGAACCACCTGCTTTATGGTGCTGCGACCTATACACCTATTGTGCAATCTGATATGGCGGATGAAGAGTTTCAAGAGATCGTAGACGCAGGGCTTGGTACTTGGTTACGAGTAAGAAAAGATGAAAACATTTCTGTACTAGAAACGCCAACAGGCGCTCTTAACGATATGGATCGGGCTATTGAAAGCACAGTTCAAGAAATGGCTAAGATGGGTATCCGCATGCTATCTCCGGAGCAAGCCGCTTCTGGTGTTGCATTAGAAATCCGTAATGCATCTCAAACAGCTCAGTTGGGTACTCTTAACGCTAAAGTTTCTAATACACTCAGAGAAGTTATTGCCTTTATGCTTAATTGGAAATATGGTACAGACTATACTTCTAATGAGATTGAATTCCAAATGTCTAATGACTTCGCCCCAATAGTAGGTGGAGAAGGTGCTATGCGCCTCATTTCTGAATGGTATCAATCTGGCATTATTAGTCGTTCGACTTGGGTTAGCATTGCTAAATATAATGACTTCCTTCCTGCCGATTATAGCGATAAAGAAGCAATAGAAGAAATACAAACAGACCCATTAGCTACACAAGCAAATACTAACACTGAAATGGATATAGAAGAATAACATTTTACTACTCAAAGGGGTACTAAGTGGATATTAATATTAAAATTTATGATCGAATTATAAATCATTTAACTGACGTACGCCTTTATGAAGAGGGTGTTCAGCTACAAAATAAACGAATCATGCAAAGGCATAGGAAACGTTTAAAAGATGTTTTAAAAGTCAATATAAAAAACGATGTTACTCCAGAGGTAAGGCGCTTTGGAAAAGAACTCTTAAGTCATCAAAAGACAAGTATGCTAGAATTTTCTACTTCTCAACTTGATTTCCATTCAGATAATCTTAATAAAGAGTTAAAATCTTTTTACAAGGTAAATAGACCCAAAACAAAAGAGCTATTGGCCGAAATTACTGGACCTAACATCAAGGGCAAAAAAGATATAGTCGGTAATATTAAGAACATCTCTGCAGGTGAGTTAGTTCGTATACAAACAAAAGTTAAATCAGGACTAGCTTCAGGTGCTAATTCAGATGACATTATTAAAGATGTTATGAAGACGACAAAGCTAACAGAGGCCCAAGCTAGATCTTTAACAAGGACTTCTATTACAAGCACTCAAACTGCTGCAATAAATATGGTAGCTGATTCTAATTCACATGTTGTAAAAGGTTTTGTCTTTACTGCTATCTTAGACAGCCGTACTAGCCCTATTTGTTCTTATCATAATGGTAAAATTTATGATGTCAACGATAATCGTTTTAAGCCACCTTTACATTGGAATTGTCGTAGTAGCTTGATACCTGTTATTAGGTCAAAGGAAGAACTATCTGAACAGGTTACTAATCGACTCAATAAGACACAGCTAGCAAAGAAAAAGCCAGAATCCCTAACAGGAGGCATACCTAAAACAGAAAGTTTTGGTGGCTGGTTAAAAAGACAATCATTTGATGTACAGACCAAATTACTTGGTACTATGGAAAAAGCAAATTTGTTTAGAGAAGGTAAGCTAAAGTATGAACAGTTTATAACGCCAGTAGGTAAGGCTTTTTCTATACAAGCTTTAAGAAATAGAGCTGCAAACGCTACTTCCGTTTATGCCCCTAAACAAAAACTTAAAGAAGCTGATATTAACATAGCTGCTTCTCGCCCTAGCTCTTTGATAAAAGGCGTTGATAATAAGAATTCTGTACGTCAGATGTTTATTCTTGATTCGGATGACTTCTCTAAGACGATGTCTTTAACTGATTATAAAGGTGCAACACTAGTAGGAAAGACTGCTTCTAGGCGTAGGGTTGGTAATGAATTTGATGAAAGAAATTTTAGTACTGATCCTTTGACCGGAGAAATAAAAAACAATAATATTTATGATCCTGATTTCAACCTATATCAAGAACGTATAGATTTTATGAGAGGCTCTAAGTTACTTTCTAACGATGAAAAAGATTTTATTGAATCTGTAGCTGCTGGTTTAGATGATAAAATTTCTGTAAATCAACAAACAGTAGTTATTGAAAACCTTAGAGTTGTATTAGAGCGATATGCTAAAAACAAGGAGCCTTGGAAAGACCTTTCTTCTGTGTTAAGAGCAGAAAACAGATTTGCTGTTCAAAACGTTTCTCGCTTACTTGATACTCGTTCTCGTGAAAAGTCTAAAATGTTTGTCAGTTATCTTTCAAAAGACACCCCTCAAGTTCAGATCATGGGTAAGTATTATCAATTAAATGATTTAATCGATAATCAACTAAAAGACCAAAGGTATATTGATAACTGGAGATCTAGAGAAGGTTCCGCCCTTGCCAAAAAAATATATTTTAGAGGCAGAGCACCGTCTAGGGTTTATTTTAGAAATTACTTTAAAAAGTATACTACTAAAGAAAAAATAGTTAAAAAGTTAACAAACCCAAACACATGGAAAGATACTGATTTTGAATTTTTACTACCTGCAATTAAAGAATATAATAAATTAAAGAAAAGGGTAGCGGAACCTTCAGATTCTGCTATTACAAAAATATTTTCTAAAGGCAGGGAAGATATAAGAAGGATACTAGATCTAGAGTTTCTTAATATAAAAAAGAGGCCAACTTCAAAAGTTATAGATGACAAAGCACTTGATACTTTAACTAAAGCTGTTAAATTAGTAGCTTCAGGTCAATCTACAGATTATGATAGTTTAGCAATCAATATTGGTAAAATGTTTTCTAAAGATTTTGAAAACATCATACCTTTTACTAAACATACATTAAAAGATCATCACAAAGAGGGTTCAAGGATATTAGACTTGCTTGTTAAACAAAATCTAATTAAGGTCCAATTCCGGGGTAAAACCCGTAGAGGCGTTCTTGATCTCGAAACAGGAAGATCTTCTGGGGGTTGGGCGGATACTATTTCTAGAGAAGTCTCTGTTATAGACAAAAGTTTACTTAAGCTACAAGAAGCAGAACGAAGAGTAACAATTGCTCGTAGACTAGGTACTACCTCTGCTAGAGACCGCCTTTATGTAAAAGCTGGTAAGAAAACTTTTGTAGATGCAAGAGGTAATGAAACTGGAATACCTTTAATTTCTCGTGACAAATTTGCTGATTATGATGCAAAACAGATTGACAGGGAAATGGCCCAAATGTTAAATCATGTTATGGATGTTGAGTATGGAGTTGATAACGAGTTCTTTGGGTTCATGGATGATATTGTTAGATTTAGAGATCCAAGAGGAAACTCTAAGTACTATGACAGTATTAATGAGTTTCGTCATGAAATTTTGAACCGTGGGGAGCAAGGCTACGGTCTAATGGCTACGGCTAAATACCATGCACAACGTGGTAAGAACTTCAGAACACAGGCATTTATAGATTCTCGTGGTCGTGTTTACCATAGAGGGTATTTAACACCTACAGGTGGTGAATTAGTTAGACCTTTCCTTAATTCAGGTAAGGCGATGAACATGTCTGAAGAGGCCTTAGATGAATTAAAAATTCAAATAGGGTCTATGATCGGGCCGGGTCAAGAAGCGCTTACTCAAAATGGCCGAAGAGCTATCTTTAATCGTAATAAGAAAAACCTAGTAGAGCTAGGTAACATTATGATGTCTAACACTCAGCGTGATAGGCGTATGCGAGAGTTTCTTGAACACCCTTTAGTTAGGAAATTAGAAGGCCCAGAAGTTCCAAAGTTAGCTAGAATGGCTCTAGAATATGCTAGAATAGAAAAGCACATTAATAGTGGAAAGCCATTAACAAAGTTTAAAACGAAGTTGATGATTGAAAATGATGCATCTTCAAGTGGTGCTCAAATTATTGGTCTTTCTACTGGCGACAGGGCTGTATCACAAGCTTCTAATGTTCTAGCTACAACTCAGAAAAACAGGTTGTATGACCTTGTTGCTATGGACACAGTAAATGATCCAGAATTTATTAAGATCCCTGGGTTAAGAGATGCTAACCTTATCTGGACAGACCTCGCTAAAGCAGCCAAATCTCAAAACATGGTATCCTTTTATGGTGCAGGAGACGCTACTAAAACAGCTAATGTTGCTAGTCAACTTTCTAAAGTACTAGATGACAAAGGTTTTATTACTGTTACTAAAAGCAATTTAAGCGAGAATCTTAGAATTGTTGATGGTAAAATTAAAGTTGCTAAAAAGCTAGGTGCCACAACTACGGTAGAGGAATTAACTTCTTTTAGAGAAGAGCTCGTTGAGCTTATAAATAATAACGAACCTGTTGGAAGAACATTACTTAAACAGGCTCAAGATATACACCCTGATGTTGGTGTGTTTGTAGAAAAATTGACTAATGCAAGACGCGGGATTATTGGTCCTAAAGAGTTTTCAGAAGTCTCTAGAATTATGTCTAAAAACCTTGCGGAACGAGCTCCAGTTACTGATAACTTTATTAATTACTGGAAAGAAGTTGCAAGGGTTTACGTCAATGAAACTGAAAGGGTAGATATACCTTGGGTGACATTTGATGGTAAAGTTATGACGCAAAGATATCGCCCTAAGATACAAGAACGAATTGAGTTTCGTGATCCTGTAACTAATAGGCGAATATCTAACATCTACGAATCAAGCGCAGAAGACGGAAAGCTTTTAGGTAAAGGCTCTCTTAATGATGCAAGGATTGGACTAGGTGTTAACGGAAATCACAGCAATGATGCCGCTATCGTACGGCGTTTCCACTTGTGGGGGCGTAAAAACGGCGTTGATACTGCTACGATTCACGATGCTTTCTTTACTAACATATCGGAAGCAAATCGTGC